ACCCGAGACGAGCTTGTGAGATATATAAAACGTATGCAGTCAGAGGATTACGGATTAATCGGCGATATTGTCAGGGAAAATAAACCGTTGAACTCTGATTTGCACCCGACTATGAAGCCGATTAAATTGCTGGCGAAGCTGATAAATAACAGCAGTATCGAGGGGAATATCGTGCTTGATTTGTTCGGGGGTTCGGGTTCGACGTTGATTGCGTGCGAGCAGATGAGGCGGCGTTGTTTTATGATGGAGCTTGACCCGAAGTATGTTGACGTAATTGTGAGGCGTTGGGAGAAGTTCACGGGGTTGGCGGCTGTGAAAATAATGTGAGTAGGTGGGTGATGTGGCTAGGGGCAATCCGGGCAATCTTAATCCGGTTCGTAGCAATGATGAAGCAAAGAAAAGGGGTAAAAACGGCGGGATAAAATCAGGTGAGTCGAGGCGGAGAAAAAAGGCTGAAAAAGACAGTCTTAAAAAGATACTTGATTTAGTTCCGAACATGGATATATTTTTGGAGAATCCGAAGAATAAGGCGACGTTTAGTATGCTTGGGATAAAAGAAGAAGACGTGCCAGACATTATGACGCTGACGGAGTTGAAGCTGGTTCAGCTGGTGATGAATGGAGATTTGCAGTCGAAGAAATATATTGACGAGCGCATGGGTAAGAATCCGGCGTTGGAGCTGAAGCGTCAGATATTCGAGCAGGATGCGGAGATTAAGCGGCTCAATGCTGAGCTTGCGAGGCGTAAGCATAATGTGAATCGTCAGAGGCTGAAAGGTGAATATGATGTGGATTTGGATAGCGGGTTGATTGACGATAGCAATGATTGCGATGGGGATGGACTGGAATAGGTACTTTCGGGGGTTTGCGCCGCTTGCGGGTCCGCTGACCCCCACCATTTGGCTATGTATGATGTTTTTTTAACCATTTCCGAAGTTTTTCTTATAAATTATTATTATTTTTTTAAGGGGATTTATAATATGAATTATTTTGATTTTTTAAAATATTTAGGCGATGAAAAAAACAGGGAGCGTTTTAGTACCGGAATGAAGAAGTTGGGAACTTCTGAAAATATTAATCCTGAAGATGTTTTTTTCGACGAGGATTTGGCGGCGTATTATTTTTTTGAAAATATGGTTAATAATGCAATACAGTATGCAAAAAAGGTAATAAATTTTTTTATTGAAGCGTTCAAGAAGATTGGTGAATTGTTATCGGGAATATTTGATATATTTGCAAGTTTAGCGGATTGTTTATATCAAGTATTTGGAGAGCCGGATAAATATAAAGATAAACGGCGGCTTGCACCACCGAAAAATAAAGCGCAATGTTATAATATAAATAATTATTGCAAGCCTGTCAAGCCTATTTACAATAAGCGTATAAAACAGTTTCAGTACAGGAAAATAGCGCGATGAAACTTTATACTTCAAAAGCTGTCGCGGGATTTTTGGATTTGACAGAGCGGAGAGTTCGGCAGTTAAGAGACGAGGGAGTTATTCAGGAAAAGCAGTTCGGGCTTTACGATTTGTTGGATACGAATAAACGGTATATAAATTATCTCCGCAAGAAAAATCCTGACAGCGGTGAAAATATTGATTATAATACAGAACGTGCTAAGTTATCACGGGCGAAACGTATAAATGAAGAATTTGACTTGAAAATAAAAAAAGGACAGCTCCATGCGTCAGGCGAGATTGAGCAGATTATGTCCGATATGTTTATCAACTTTAAAGCGAGGCTGATGTCTATTCCAGCAAAGCTGTCGCCGATACTGGCAAAGAAAAGTAAACAGGCGGAAATTTATTCTATATTAAAATCAAATATTGACGAGGCTTTGATTGAGTTAGCTGATTATAATGTCGCGTTTGAAATAAAAGAGGAACCGGGAAATGAATAATACGACAGGCGAATTATTTAAAAAAGTTTTATCGTCGCTGAAACCGCCGCCCGATATGACTATATCGCAATGGGCGGACGAGTACAGATATTTATCGCCGGAAGCGTCGGCAGAACCCGGCAAGTGGCATACTTATAAAGCTCCGTATCAGCGTGAAATTATGGACGCTATTTCTGATATAAACGTTCAAAAAGTCGTTATTATGAGCGCGGCGCAAATCGGAAAAACTGACGGATTTATATTAAATACAATCGGTTATTATATGCAGTACGACCCGTCGCCTATGTTGGTTTTAGAGCCGACAATAAAACTCGGCGAAGCGTTCAGCAAAGACAGGCTCTCCCCTATGGTTCGGGACACGCCTGTTTTATCAAATAAAATCGACGAAAATAATAAAAAAAGCGGCAATACAATTTTACATAAAATTTTTCCGGGCGGTCATATAACAATAGTCGGCGCGAATTCCCCTACTGACTTGGCAAGCCGTCCGATTAGAATACTGCTTGCGGACGAGGTCGATAAATACCCGTTGACTGCCGGAAAAGAGGGCGACCCTCTGACTTTGGCTTCCAAGCGACTGACGACGTTTTGGAACAAAAAAGAAGTTTATGTTTCGACCCCTACAATAAAAGACGCTTCGAGAATTGAGATAGAGTACGAGAACAGCACAAAAGAAGTTTGGACAGTTCCGTGTACTATATGTTTTAAATACACGACGATTGAATGGGCAAATATAATTTTTGACAAAAACAATTTAGACGATATAACCTGCGTATGTCCGAACTGCGGAGCTATATCAAGCGAGGTCGACTGGAAAGAGCAGTTTATAAAAGGCAGATACAAAGCCGAATACCCTGAAAGAAAAACAAGAGGATTTCACATAAATTCTCTTGTTTCTAATTTTACGACGTGGCGGGAAATTATCGAAAAGTTTTTACAGGCGAACGAAGAAAAGAAAAAAGGCAATATTGAACTATTAAGAACATGGGTAAATTCCGAACTCGGTCAGACATGGGAAGACGAGGGAGAACAGATTGATGAACAAGATTTATTCAGACGCCGCGAAGTTTACGGCTGCGAAGTTCCCGCCGACGTTTTATGCCTCACCGCAGGAGTCGATACGCAGGACGACAGATTTGAGATTGAAGTCGTCGGCTGGGGCGTTGACAAAGAGAGCTGGGGGATTAAATATCAGGTTATATACGGCGATTTGAACCAAAAAAATATATGGAATGATTTAGACGAATTTTTATTACAGACGTTTGAAACTTTCGACGGCAGAAAATTAAAAATATTATCGGCTTGTATTGATACGGGCGGACATTTTACCAACGAAGTATATAAATTCTGCAAGCCGAGATTTTCGCGCAGGGTTTTCGCAATCAAAGGCGGGAACAGAAAAGACGCGCCGTATATTTCAAAGCCGACAAAAGGCAATAAAGAACAGATATATTTATTTACTCTCGGAGTTGACACGGGCAAATCGTTATTGTTTGAGCGGCTTAAACTGACAGAACCCGGCGCGGGTTACTGCCACTTCTCCACCGAACAGGGCAAAGGATATAACGAAGATTATTTTACGGGATTAACGAGCGAACGGCTTGTTATTACATACAAAAAAGGCAGACCGATATTTGAGTGGCGAATAAAAGACACTCGGCATAAACGAAATGAGGCTCTCGACTGCCGGAATTACGCGACGGCGGCTCTTGAAATTGCGAATCCTGTGTTAAAGCCCGATAATAATAAAACGCCTCCTATAAATAATAGCGCAAAGCGCGGCGTAAGGTCGAAAGGAATATAATTTTTATGATAACGCGAAAAAATAATATAAATTGCAGTCCACCGCCTGCGCCGAAAACTCCACTTGAAATTGCACGGGAACATTTAAGTGCATGGCTTGAGGCTGAATTAGTCGTTGCAACGGGGCAATCATACACAATCGGGTCGCGAAGTCTTACAAGAGCGAGCTTGGCGGAGATTAGAAGAACGATAGATTATTGGAAAAATCAAGTTGCGGAACTTGAAAATATAGAAAAAAGAAACGGTAGGAACAGGGTTGTAAGGGTTGTGCCGAGAGATTTATAAGGGGGCGTAATTATTGAATATTCTTGATAAATTTATAGAAACGGTCGCGCCTGTGAGCGCTTTGAAAAGAACTGCCGCCCGAAAAAGAATAAAAATCTTAAACAGCGGCTACAGCGAATACGGAGCTTCGCGCATTAAAAAATCGCTTATAGGCTGGCTTTTCGGCGGCGGTTCTGCCGATGAAGATATACACGAACATCTGCCGACTTTACGTCAGCGAAGCCGAGATTTATATATGGGCGTACCTATCGCAACGGGCGCAATAAAAACTATGCGGACAAATATTGTCGGCTGGGGATTGAGACTTAAAAGTCAGGTTGACTATGAATTTTTAAAATTGAACGAAGACGAGGCTCGCGCTCTTAAACAAAAAATAGAGCGGGAGTTTTCTTTATGGGCGGATTCGCCGGAGTGTAACATAGAACGGCTTGACAATTTTTACGAGCTTCAGCAGCTTGTTTTTATAAACTGTCTTTTATCCGGCGATGTAATCGTAACTTTGCCCGTAACAAAACGCGTAAATATGCCGTATGATTTGCGGATTAATCTTATAGAAGCCGACAGGTTAAGCACGCCTTTTAATAAGCTCGACGACAAAAATATAACTTCGGGCGTTGAAACAAACTCGGACGGTGAAGTCGTTGCGTATCATATATCGAAAAATCACCCGCTGTCAACGACAATAAACGCAGAGGATAAATGGACGAGAATTGAGGCGCGGGGAAAAGAAACCGGACGGCGAAATGTCCTTCATATCATGAACAGGGAGCGCATCGGACAGCTTCGCGGCACTCCGTTTTTGTCTCCGGTTATTGAATCGTTAAAACAACTGGGGAGATATACGGAGGCTGAACTTACGGCGGCTGTCGTTGCAGGATTTTTCTCCGTATTCATAGAAAAAGAATCAGCGTCGAGCGAAAATCCTGTCGGCGAGGTTATACCAACGGAACAGCAGGTTGACAGAGCCGATGAAAACAGCCTTGAACTCGCACCGGGGGCGATAATCGACTTAAATCCGGGAGAAAAGGCGAACGCGCAAAATCCCGGACGACCGAACGGCGGCTTTGACGCTTTTGTAATCGCTATGTGCCGACAGATAGGCACGGCTCTTGAAATTCCCTACGAAATTCTTGTAAAACATTTTACGTCGTCTTTTTCAGCGTCAAGAGGGGCGTTACTGGAATTTTGGAAAAGCGTCCGAATGTACAGGGCGTGGCTGGCGAGCGATTTTTGTCAGCCGATTTACGAAGAGTGGTTTTATGAGGCTGTCGCAAAAGGCAGGATAAACGCGCCGGGATTTTTGAGCGACCCTATAATCCGAAAAGCGTATTTCGGAGCGGAGTGGAACGGTCCCGCGCAGGGGTTATTAAATCCCGTGCAGGAAGTCAACGCAGCCGAAAAGAGGGTGCAGAACGGGTTTTCCACGAGGGAGCGTGAAGCGCAGGAAATGAACGGCTCGGATTTTTACCAAAACGCCTCTCAACTGAGGCGCGAACAAATATTAATGAACGAGGTGCAAAAAAATGCCTAAAAACAATAATTTTTTTATAAGCCGTATGGCATGGAATTTCAGCCAAATAAATAACGATACGACGGAAATATTTATTTATGACGCGATTGCGGATAAAAAAAGCACGTCTTGGTGGAGCGACGAAGAGGGAACGGAAGTTACGCCACTTGATTTTAACGAAGAACTCAAAAAAGTTACCACGCAGAATATATGCGTCCGTATCAACAGCAGAGGCGGCGATGTATTTGCGGCGGAGGCTATCCGAACGGCTATACGGGAGACGAGACAGAAAGGTAAAACTGTAACGTGTAAAGTTGACGGATTTTGCGGGAGCGCGGCTACGGGCGTTTCCGCAGCTTGCGAAAAAACGTCAATACCCGCGAGCGCATATTTTATGATTCACGACCCGCATATATTTTCTTTCGGATATTACGGTATTCCCGAATTAAAAAAAGATATAACTATGCTTGAAAAAATCAAGCAGGGTATCATAAAAGCGTATTCTGAAAAAACGGGAAAAAGTAAAGAAGAAATTTCCGACCTTATGACGGCTGAAACATGGTACACGGGAGAAGAAGCCGTCGAGAACGGTTTTTGCGACGAGTTGATGTTTGAGGAAGAGAAAAAAACTGATTCAGGCGAAAACCCCGAAAATTTTAATATGCTTGACATTTCTATGTATAAAAATTTACCGTTATCGCTGATTAACCGCAATGTTGTAAATAACAGCGGATTTTCAAATATAAGCAAAGCACAAAATAAAAATAATAATAAAAACGGAGGAGAGAAACCTATGGAAATTAAAAACATTGACGAATTAAGAGCGGCTTATCCCGATTTAGTTAAACAAGCCGAGGACAGCGCAACTTCGACTGAGCGCAAGCGCATACAGGACATTGAAAATATAACTATACCGGGATTTGATAATTTAGTCAGCGACGCAAAGTTTACAAATCCCATAAATTCAGGCGATTTAGCAGTAAAAATAATTGCCGAACAGAAAAAACTGGGCGTAAATTATCTCAATAACCGCGATGCAGATGTAAAAAACAGCAATTTAAACGACGCGGGAAGCGACAACAACGAGGGATTTGCCGGAAACGGTGAAATTGACAAAGACGATGAAGCCATCAATGCGGCGATTGACAAAATTTCTAGCGAAAAGAAATAATAAAAATTTTAATTTAAGGAGTTGAATATTAATGTTTGAAGTTCAGAAAGACAGCCACGAGCCGCTTAATTTTATAGCGGGAGATTTTCCCATAGTCAGAAGTGCTGAAAAAATAAAAACAGGAGCGGTTATAAGAGAACGCGCTCCGGTAGTTATGGGCGTAACCGGAATAGAAGAAGCGGCGACGGACACCATAGCGAATATTTACGGTATTGCCGCCGCCGTTCCGTCAGTGGACAAGGTTGTAATATATCTCACGGGAGAATTTTTCGGCAGCGCGCTTACTTTGCCGGACGGCGTTACAGTTGACGCGATTAAGCCGATTTTACGCAAATTATCAATATTTTTACGATAAAAACGGGGGAAGAGAATCACCCGTCAAGCGGACAAGCCGCTTGCCACCCTCTTTTGCGAAAGAGGGCTTTTAAAAAACATAAATTCAAAAAGGAGTTTTAAATTATGTCAATAGAAACAAGTGTTTATAAGCCGCGCACGCTTGAAAAATTAATATCAATTATGCCGCCGGTAAGGACATTTTTCCGAAGCACATTTTTCAGAAATACAAAAACATTCGTCACGGCGAGAGTTGACGTCGATTATAAAAAAGGCGGCAGAGCTCTCGCACCGTTCGTCCACCCGAAACTCGGAAGCAAAACAATATTAAACACAGGCTACGAGACAAAAAGCTACACAGCTCCGTTAATCGCTCCCAAAAAGATAACGACCGAAGAGGATTTAACTACGCGCTCGGCGGGTGAAAATCCGTACAGCGGCAGAACTCCCGCAGACCGAGCAGTTGAAAAAGTTACA